ACCCCTGCAATTTCAAGTGCGGCTAAAGACAATCCAGCGCTTCGCTATGCAAACACTGTTACAAAACGTGCTGGAGACTACATGCCAGTATCTATTCGTTTTGGTCACAGCAAAAATGCTGCAGGTTCTTGGTCATTTACTCCACCGCCAGAGGGTTTTACTGACAGTAACCTTTCTGACCCACAAGGTTTTACTTCAAATGTAACTCACATTACAGATGCTATTCGTGAAGGACGAACACGTGCCGGTACAAGACCAGCTCACGCTGAACATACAAAGAATTTAATTGAACAGCTTGCAGCAGAAGGTAAGCGTATTGGTGTAAAACGACAAGTAACCGTACCTATGCCTGGATTTACCCAAAATGGCGGTGCTCCAGCAACAACTACGTACAAGCGTGACATCGTTGATATTCCTAAAGCCGGTGATGACAACATCGTTACTTATGATGATCTACCACACGTTAAGGATGCAAACGGTAATCTTGTACCTCTTGCACCACGTTCTGGTGTACCAGGAACTGGTCGAAGCATTCACGTTGTTCAAACAGGTCGTGGAAACCAGTTTACATCTCCTGCCGAAAGATCTGCAGAAGTATTTGCTGCTGATATTCCAGATCCACAACGACGTGAAAACGCTGCAGAAGCTTTTGGAGGCCCTGTAGCTGATGATGTTGTAGAGTCAAAGAAGGTTAATCGTAGTCCACGAGTAGCTGGTGCTCTTAGAAGCCCTACTGCACCTGTAGGACGTCAGTTCCAAGGTGTTCAAGGCGTAGAACCACAATATCGTGGTAAGCAAGGAATCATTCCTGGTTTTGAAGCTTATGGTAACGTAGAGCGTCAACGTGCTATTCCTGAAGTTTATAGTACTAGAACACTAGAAGGTCCTCTACCTGCCGGAGTTGATACACGTTCTGCAGCTGGATTGACTGAAAAGATGACTCCAGAAAACACTCCTGAAAAAATAATTGGGGAAGCGATAGAGTTTAGGGATGTCGAGACTTCTCCAGGAGTAACAGAAAGACTTCGTGTACCGGGTCCAGGAAGGGCTGTTACGGTTAAGCCAAATGTTCTTCGTGGATCTCCGGCTGCTACTGTAAATACTGGGCTTCCTGATTCACGTACTTTGCGTTTACGTGCAGAAGCAGCATCTGGACGTCCAACTATAGGTGCTGTAGAACAACCAGCTCCAGCTAAGAAACCAGACTACACTCAAGACGAGCTTGATTTTAACCCTAGAGTTCCTGGAGTAGTAAAGACACGTCAATTTATGCTTGGAGACATCCGTACACTTACAGATGCTGAACAAAATGTTGAAAACGTCGGTGCTAACACAATTCGTGGAATGAACCCTCCTCGTGCCAACTTTGATGTCGGATCTCCAGCAGCTACTGCAGCTCGCCCTACAACTCAAACACCTACATCTAGCGGTACCGTTGAACTTTCTACTAGAGGTGGAAAACGTCGCTCTCTTGCTGCAGGAGAAAAGGTAGAAGGAACAAATGTTGTTGTTAACTCTACTAAGGGTGGGGTTAAAGGCAAAAAGTCTCGTCCACTAAAGCGCCCACCAAACTCTGCAGCTCTAGCGGAGTAACAGATGGGACGCAAGGCTAGTTTTAACCAGAAGCCTAAAAGTGCTCCGGCTCATAAGTCTCTACGCCTACACGCAAGAGAAGCAGCCGAGTACTTAACAGGCCTACCTTATCTACCTAAGATAGACAAGAGCGTGCCTCTACGGACCCCTGGAAGGGGCGCAAGCGGGGAGTCTAGTAACTAATGGGACGCCCACGTAAACGCAAGCCACAACCCCCTGGACAGCAGCCTACAGACCATGATGTGCTGCGCTTTACCAAAGAAGGTGAAGGTCCAGGAGGTAAAAACATATTTGGGTTTCATTGCCGTGACTGCGATCATTACGAGACTATAATTGGCGGCATACAGCAAAAGAACGCTATCGACTACAAAGCGTTAACACACGAGTGTGGCGTTGAACGCGATTCATGGAAAGATCGGAAGGACCTCAACTAATGGCTAAAACAGCAGCATGGCAACGTAAAGAAGGTAAGAACCCTGAAGGTGGACTTAACGCTAAAGGTCGTGCCTCATACAAGCGTGAAACCGGTGGAACATTAAAGCCGCCAGTTTCATCATCACAGGCTAAGAAGTCTCCTAAAGATGCTGCACGTCGTAAATCTTTCTGCGCCCGTATGAGTGGTATGCCAGGTCCTATGAAGGACAAGAACGGTAAACCAACTCGTAAGGCACTAGCTCTACGAAAGTGGGATTGCTAATGGCTACTAATCCATGCTGGAAAGGTTATGTCCAAGTAGGTATGAAGACTAAGGACGGCAAAAAGGTCCCTAACTGCGTTCCTGAAGGTTCAGGTAAGGACAAGGTAGCAAAGCCAAAGAAAGCTAAAAAGTAATGGCAACTAAGAAAAAAGAAGTAGCTGGCGGTAAAGAGTACAAAGGATCAGCTCAAAACGGTGGCCGTAAGATTATTGTTGAACACTACAAGGATAAATCCGGTAAGTGGCACACTACCTCTAAAAACGCTGCTCGAGCTAAGTATGAGAAAAAGCACGGCAAGCTATCTAAAGGTACAGACGTAGATCACAAGAATAATAATCACGATGATGATCGTTCTAGCAATTTGCGTCCCCTTAAGCATGGTAAGAACACAGCTAAAGAGAATAAGCGTAGGGCAGGTAAGAAGTAATGGCAATTCAATTCTTTGATCGACGTGGCAATGAAACCGACCCTAACGGCAATGAAATCACACGAGGCCTGTCTAGTTCCCCAGGAAACAGGGCTAGTGGGTATTCAGTCGTGTATAAGAAAAATCCTCCAGCTGCGGCAGCTCCAGCAGCTCCACCAGCTCCACCAACTCCTCCACGTCCACCAAAAGATCCAGGTAATAAAAAAGAACCTGTTAAAGACAATAAAAAAAGACCTCCAGAAGGAGGATTAGGCGCTTTAGTAAAAGGTCGTAAATAACCTTGGACAATAAGGAACGCATTAAGCGATGGACCTGCGAATTTTGCGGGAAAATCTATGTCGTTCCTGGATTAGCCCGTGATTGTGAATTAAAACATTTAGGAGAAGAATAAGTGGGAAGAAATAATAATGATTTTCATGAAGCAACCGGGTTGCAAATTCCTGACGTTGATTTAGATGCTTTTGAGGATTGGTCAAACGCTAGACGTAAAATGTCCGCAGAAGAACGAGATGCTCAAGATACACAGGACTATGCTAATTCTTCTAAACGATACATCGGTCATATGGATAAGGTTGCAGATAAGTTTAAAAAAGCAGGGACTTACGAACAAATTAAAGATTTTCACGAAGAACACGTAAATCTTGCTTCTGTACCGTGGCCAAAACCAGAAGCATTGTCTATGTATGAGACCAGAGGTATTTTAAGACCTTTTAATAAACGTCTTGGTGCACCTTTACATAAAAGTGATTTTCAGCATGTATCTCTAAGCCATGCTACATGTCCATTTTGCGATTATGTAGAGAATGGGTACGAGGATAAGTTTGGATCTCCAGATGCAGAAGCAATACTGTCGTTGAATAGAATTGACCCTCCTAAATAAAAAAGGCCCGGTTTCCCGGGCCTTTCTTATTTTGCTGGAAAGTCATCCAACCATTTGGTAACACTCGGTTCTTCTGGAGAACCATCGTAAGCGTCAGGACCTAATCCCCAAGAACCCCAATTTGTCCCACGAGCCGTCATATAGAAGGCTGCCTGAGCATTGGTTACTGGATCAAATAGATCACTATCCTTTTCGATATTAAATTTTCCCCTGCGAACTTCTCCAAGACCACCAATCATGTTGATCTGGAATAGCCCGTAAGAGTTATCCCCAGTTGCTGGAGTATTATTCCGGGATGTTGGGTTACCCCTGGATTCCCGCATAACTACGGCCCAAGCTGTTTTTAAGGATTTACCCTCAAAGCCAACTAGTGACAGTAAGTCAACAAGTTCCGTATCAGTGAGCTCGGTGGCTCCGCGGTACTTGTCTAACGGATTTACTACTTGAACAGTTACTGTCGACCCATCTACTACAGGTGTGTCTGCAGCTAGAGCTTTTGGTATTCCGATAAGTAGTAGTCCGTATAGGACTAACATTGCTACATGCGATCTTTCATAACTTTGCACTCGGTCTCCTAGGCTAGAAGGCCAGTCCTGACTTCGTATATCTGTCACATATACTAAGCAACTTGGCCTCTTTCTGCCAAGTTCGGTCTGCAACCCTTTTGTTACGGAGGTGCTGATGGCCAGATTGCTCTGGCCATAGCAATACCATACCAGTAAATACAGGGTGTCAGCCACCCGCAAACCGATATAATATATCTTTATTAAATTGTTATAGAAATCGGACTATGATTAATGAGAATTGAACGTATTGCAACAAAACAGGGTCATCCTGTGCCTGATGCTGCAACATATGCTAAAGGTCCTTTCCCACCAGAATTGTTTCAGCGTCCAGAAGTTGTTGTAGACTATGAACCAGATAATGGCGGAGGAGAGACGGCAATAGGTGGAACAGCGCAAAATAATTTTGCGCCACTTAAATATTTTAAATGTCGTGTCTGTTTAGAAATCATAAGTGAACGTGAAGTGCCAGATCACGTATGTGAGGTAGATGACGATGGCGAATCCTCGTGACGTAGGTCACTTCTACTGGCATCCGTTGGTTTACCCTATAAAACCGCCAGTGTTGTGGGAACGTGCAGAGACACAAGAAATTAGCGAACCTTTCCGTTTTGGAGTAGGGTTATCTATACGACTACCTTTTACTAGACTAGCTTTAGTAATAGGTAAATGGGGCGAGAGTTTAAACGAAAGTCAAGCCCTAACAAATGCAATACGTGGCAGGGCTATGGACAAAGAGGAGGTCGACTGGGATTATGTTCGGTTTGGGCAAGAAGCAGAAGCAGGAGCGACAGAAAACTAGAGTTGAGAAACGAGTAGATTCGCTTCCAACTTCAGAACTAGTTCAATGGGTAGAGCAAGCTCTTTACCCTATTGGGCGCAATTTAGCTGCATGGCAGAAGTCAGAAGACCTTTCCTACTTAGAAGAGGCTAGATTAAACGCTGAAGTCGTTTACACTATCGTAGAAACAATCAATAGAAGGCAGTCTAATGCAAGACTTTGAAGATGAACAATTTGAGGAACTCGATGTACCAACATTTGATGACCTTGAAGATCTGCCTGAAGAAGATATAGAAGAATTAGACGAACTCTCTAAAGAGTTTGTAAAGGCATTAATAGAAAAAATCATGCAGTTTATGGAGATGTTGGTGGGGCACAAGCTTCACCCATATCAAGAGCCTTTAGCTCGCAGAGTTATTGAGTCTGTACTCATAAACGATGGTGAAGAGGTAACAGCGTTAGCAGCTCGTCAGTCCGGTAAGTCAGAGACAATTGCTAATACCGTAGCTACGTTGATGGTTATCCTCCCACGTCTTGCAAGAATGTACCCAGATCTTCTAGGTAAGTTTGGTGACGGTATTTGGGTAGGTATGTTTGCACCTATTCAGTCTCAGGTAGAAACTCTTTACGGACGTACCGTATCCCGCTTAACTAGTGAAAGAGCTATTGAAGTTCTTGGGGATCCTGAGATCGACGATATTGCAACAAAGATGCCGGGTATCGTAAAGAACATCAAGCTTAAGAACTCCGGATCTACTCTTATGATGATGACAGCTAACCCAAGAGCTAAGATTGAATCTAAGTCGTTTCACCTAATTATCATTGACGAGTGCCAGGAAGCGGACGACTTTGTAGTATCTAAGTCTATTGCTCCTATGGGTGCGTACTACAACGCTACGATTGTTAAGACAGGCACTCCAACTACAAGTAAGAACAACTTCTATAAAGCCATTCAACT